AGGTCAAAGTCAGCCTTCCAATCTTTTGTCAATTTCAGTGATTCTGTAAGTGACGAAAGTTGTTTTTCCCTTGCCTGTTTTTCCCTCTCCTTCTTAATTACATTCAGTTCTTCAATGACGGGGCTTAACCTGGCGTCAAAAATTTCCTGAAAAATCTTCTTTAGGGATTCATTGCCTGTCTTTTCCTGCTCGGGTTTTTGTTCCTCTGTGGCGGCAGGCTCACTTGTGGGTGGCTTCGGTGTTGCGGGTGGTTCGGGTTTGTAGTTCTTTACGAAATCTGATTGTTCCTTGATAATGTTGTTGTTCAGCGCCTTAATGGAAGGCATTACCTTTTCAACAAAATCGCCAAGCTCGGTTTCGTCTGTTACTACGCCTTCGATGTCCAATAGTGATTCTATTGTATCGGAGATTGTCATATCGGAAACCTTTTGGGATGTCTTCCCTGATTTACCGACAAATTTGGCCTTGATGCTTTCAAGTGCCTGTTCTTTTGTGAATTTCATAGTGTTTCTACAATTCGTTAATAAATAATTTAATATACAAAAAGGTCTATACCCGACATTATGCCGCATATAGACCTAATAAGTCTTTTTATTGCTCCTGTGTGGTGCTTATATATAGGTATAAATTACCTTACAATGGGAACTTGGTCATCCTCCGTATGCTCCACGTGAAAAAACGTGGTGTGCTTACAATCCCTGCAACGTAACGAGTAATCTACCGTGCCGTTCAATTTCAACAACCTGAATGGCATCGACTTCCCGCAATAGGCGCATTTGCCGTATTGCGACTTGTCCTTTTCGTCATTTCCCATTGTTGTCATACAAACATTTTCAACAAAAGTAACATTATTGTTATAATTTTACTACCTTTGTACCGTTAAATATATGCACAAAATATGTTAGTTCTTAAAAATGCCGATATACCCATCCCGGAACCCTATCCAAAAGTGCAACGGAAACTGGCGACAGTTGAAGACGAGGGCTGGACAAAATTCGATGACTTCAAAATACGCAAAGACATAGACCTCTGTCCGCAACTTGGCTTGCAGGAAAATGTTATAGCCAGTGAGTGTAACCTTATTTTTCTTGCGGGGGAAGCGACAATGGGGAAAGCGGTGAGCATCAACGAGTTGGTATTGGCAACTGATGGGTGGATACAAATGAAAGATATTCACGTTGGTAGTAAACTTGTTGATGTTTGGGGTAATGAGCAATCGGTGACAGGCGTATATCCGCAGGGTATGCTTAGAATATATAGAGTGGAGATGGAGGATGGCGGTTCTTGCATGGTAAGCGCAGACCACATATGGTATGTGTTTGCTGATAACGAATGGGTTCTTGCTACTACGGAAGATTTGATGTACGCAATACACGAGGATGGAACCCACGTATACCTACCTACATACCTGTCATATACGGGGAAGAAACGTAAAATCAAAGCCGTTATAGAAACCGAAGATGTAGAAGAATGTGTATGTATATCGGTAAGCAGCAAGGAAAGGTTGTTTGTTGTCAATGATTACATCGTAACCCACAACACCTTTTCCGGGTATCTCAAAGCCCTGAATGGAATTAACAAAAACAACTACACGGCAAAACTTATTTCAAAGCGTTTGCAGGACAGCAAAAAGGGTGGATCGTTGCTACGTGACTTCAAGGTAGTGTATGACGGGTTTGCCGGTTGCGAGGTTTCTGGTACAGATTACCCAACGGCATTTTGGTCGCAGTGGAACAGTTCGGTACAGATGATGCACATGAACTTCAATACAAAAAATGAAAGCGAATGGAAGTTGTTCCAAGACTATGCGAAGAAAAACCAGTGCGCCTATGCGTATTGGGATGAGGTAACGGAAATCGAGGAGTTTCGCACGTTCGCATACTTTTTCTCAAGGAACAGGGACGCATCGGGGGTTCCTCCGACAACGGTCTGTTCATTCAACGCACTTCATGAGCATTGGACTACATCGTTTATGAAACAGGCTGGTTACATAGGATCTGACTGGTATTTCATACCTGAAATGCTTGGAAAGATAAGATATTTTTTCGTTGCCGGAGATACGGTAGAATCCGTGGAATTCGCTGATACAAAAGAGGAACTTATACGAAGATGCAATATTGACCCAACGGAAGAGGAGAAAAAGGCAAAGATAAAAGCTACCGATCTTATAAAATCATTTACCGTATTCTCGGGGTGGGGGGCTGATAATAGACTTTTGGTACACCAGACAAAGGGTGGGAGTGTCGCCAACCTATATAACGTGGGATATACAGAACGCATGAAAATCAAATACGTGTATTTCGGGCCAATCGAAAAAGAGGATGTGCGTATCAGTCAACAGGCAATAGCCGATATATTCGCCAACCCGACAGACGGCTCAACGGAGCGGTTCGCCTCAATGGACGTTGCGGCTGGTGGTGACGTATGCGTCATGATGATATGGGAGGGACATACGATAATCGCCATTGAAACATCGGACAGGAGAGAGCCTGACGAAATAGAGCAGTGGTCTAATATTATGCTCCATAAGTATAACGTGCCCGTATACAATTTCTCATTTGACGCATCTGGGTCTGGGTTTTTTATGAGAAAGTTCAAACAGGGTAGACCTATAATTTCAAATACCAGACCGATAGTGGAATACGATGAGGCAGGTAATCAATCCGTAATGGAGGCATACTATACCAGGAGAAGCCAGCTGCTTGGTAAATTGGAGGCCGCCATTATAAAGGGAGAAATATCATGCAAGATAGACAAATTCACCCAATTCCCACACGGGCCGAAAAGAACCATGACCACGTTGCTTGACATACTTATTGAGGAACGAAACGTGTTTAGAAGGGTTGATAGGAACGGAAAGATATACTACCGCAACAAGGATGAGTTCAAGGTGTCATATAAGCTATCCCCGGACTACGTAGATGCCATGTCATATCGCATGGATTTCGACCTTGACGCAAGACCAAGAAAAGAAAAGCCGCGCATCTATGGTAGAATGGACTATCGACTGGTGTGGGATTTTGATTAATGTGCATATTTTTATTATTTTTGTGGATTTTTTACCATTTTTTGACTTAATTTTGCTAAAAATACGGTAAAATAATGAAAATTGCAGATTACACAAAGAAGCCGTCATGGTCGAGGAACATATACACCAAGGGTTCTGAAAGGCATCCGACCACAGTCACGGACGCGTTTATTCCGCAAACCCCCATGAGACTAAACACGTCCAAGAAACTGCTTCTTGACCAGACTTCTTTTATGCAGGAGCTATCCCCAATGGCCCATGAGGTATTTTCCACAAACGTAAGGTCACTACGACCAAAATATCGGTATGTGGAATCAACCGGGGAGTACGTGTTCAAGGGCTACGAGGACGTGGAACGTATCGGATTGCCGATACAGTCATCTATCCGCGACAACAAGACTGCTTATTGCTTCGGTAATCCCCTGTGGTTCGGAAATGAGTCTGGGGATGAGAACTCCGACAAAATGGCAAATTTCAAAGCGTGGTGGAACTCGACAAACATGACGGCGTGTCTTTCTCAAATGGGATACCACCTTTTCGGAACAGGGGATTCCGCAATCGCAATATATAAAGACGATGATGGGATACACTACAAGGTGTTCGGATATGAAAACGGAGACTGCGTAAATGAGGTTTTCGAGTATATCGAGGGGAAGCGAAGCCCTGTTGGTGTCAGGATATTCCAGATTGACGGGCATGATGCGGTTGAACTGTATAAAAGCAAGGTGGTGGAATTATGGGTTAAGGCGTCTGATGATGAGTTGAAGAAATCCTTCGGTGCAACAGCGGGAGAAAAATCGGAAGACGGGTATACATTGGTGTCATTCACACAACATGGGTTCTCAAAGGCTCCATTTGTTTATTTTCGGGAAAAAGACGTACCGTGGGGTATCGCACAAGATGTATGTGACAAACTGGACTTACTTGTTTCCGATTTGTTGGAAAGCGGCAGGTTTTTCTTCAACCCGTATATATTTCTGAAGGGTGGTGCCATAGCGTTGCCATCAACGGACTTCCAGGGGCGCGTATTCGCCTCGGAAAGCGAGCATGGGGATGCCAAGATATTGGAACCGCCAAACGCATCCAGTATGCTGGAAGCCGCATTCAACAAACTCATGAGAACACTCCTTGACTCCACAAAAACGGTATTCATACACCACGAGGACTTGAAAGGGCAAAATGATAGCGGCGCATACCTGAGAATGTTATGCTTCCCCGAGATACAATGGGCTACAAACTTCTATCCCAGAATAGATAACCAGATGAAACGCTTATTCTCCATATTCGCAGAGGCGGTAGGTATTATAGAGGAAGACATTACGGGATATATGGGGTTGCGGTTCTCCTATCAATTCACGCCATGCATACCGCAAAACCTGCAAGAAGAAGCACAGATAATAACGGAATCCTACCGCGCAGGTGTACTTTCACGTGACACCGCAGTTGAGGAACACTCACTCGCCAACCCGCAGGAAAAGAAGCGGCTGGAAGATGATGATAGACGAAGGGCTGATGCGGAAGCCGTAAAAACACAAGCGGCCATAACAGTTGCAGAAAAGAAAAATAATATCGAGGGCACATCCTCAAATAATAACAATCTAAAAAAATAAACTATGGACTCAACAAGAATTAAAATCGGGCAGGTTCTCTACGGGCAAAAGGAAGACTCAGAGGATGTGGCCATCGTAAAGGTTGAAAGCGTTGGCGTAGGCGGCATAAACTACAACGACACAGACAACTCTTTCCAGTATTCATTTGACGAGCTTTTCGGGATACCGATTTCCGCAGGTGTACTTCGTTCTTCCGACTTTACCCTGAGTGGTGGGCTGTATGTTAATGACAGCATCAGTTTTATAAAAATCAAACAGATAAACGGTCAGTGGTTCTGGTATGCCGATAAGGATAAGTGTATACTGGTGAAATACCTGCACGAATTGCAGGGATTATATGGAGAACTTACCGGCAATACACTTGCCGTTGATGAGGAGAAATTGCTGATAGAACTTGATAGTCTGATGGTTCTCTCCGCACCTGAAGGGTTTGCTGCCTCATATATAACCCCGAATAGTGCCACTATAACATGGGACGAGGACGCTGACGCAGAAGGCTACTCCTACAAGATTGGTGATGGTAATTGGGTGCCAGCCGAGTATGCCGTAATTGAACTTACCGGACTTACGCACAGCACCACATATACATTGCGCTTCAAATCACTTGGGGATGACGAGTCGTTCGTTGATTCTCCTGAATCTGAAGAATTCACATTCACCACCGCAGCGCTGATAGTTCTTGATTCTCCCGCCGACCTTACAGCGACAGGAGTTGGTGAAAATGAGGTAACAGTAACATGGAGCGCCGTTGCCAATGCAGCCGGGTATGAAGTAGCCGTTGGCGGAACCACAGATACCGTGACGGCGGAAACTCTTACCTATCAATTCACTACACTGGAGGTAAATACGGGATACACATTCTCCGTAAAAGCTGTTGGGGATGGTGTTACGTATGACGATTCGGTTGTCGCAGAACTCACTGAAACCACGCTGAAAGGAAAACTTGGCACACCAGTTGTTACTAGCCAAGCACTTGGCGCCACCAGCGTTAAGTTCTCCTGGGGGGCCATTACTAATGCGGCAAGTTATTCCTACTCGACAGATGACGGTGTTACTTGGGAATCTACTGAATTGCTTGAAATCACCCTTACAGAACTTACACCAAGCACATCTTATACGATGCTCGTCAAGGCTATTGCAGCCGTTGAAAGTGATTACAGGGACTCCGACTCAGGAAGCGGGACTGTATCCACAAACGCAGCATAACCAATCGCGTATCACGAAAAGGGCGGCAGAAATGTCGCTCTTTTTTATTGTTTTATCATTATAAATTTGCAAATTTGGAATGTTATCTTTACCTTTGCAGGGTATTACTAAAAAACACATTATGAATATTAAAAAAAGAGGAAAGAAGAAATTCACTATCGAGGAAGAACTTAGCCAAGGCTTTGTTGTTCGCATTACTGATGAGCGGGTGGACTTCGAGGCAAAGTCGAAAACGTGGAAAACCATGTTTAGCAAGACTGCTATCGAATATTCATACGCATTGTACTTAATACAGCATGGACACGTAAAGGAGTTGGCACTTGCTGTTGCCATGCTCTATAACTGCTCACGCGTTTTGACGGACGCGGAAATGTTGGCGGCGGTTTTCAAGGCTATGGATAAGATTGACAAGAAACGCGCCAAGGAATCACAAAAGAAAAACGCCGATGAGGATGATTCCGAAATACTCGACAATGAGGCTATCTTACAGGCAAGCATAGAGGAAAACGCGGAAACAAAGAGCAGCAAAAAGGCTGTTAAGAAAATAATGAAAAATAAGTAATCATGGGATGGGGGACTGGATTTAAGGCAGACGTGTACATCAGCAGGATTGATGTGAAGAACGTGGATCACGCACAATATCTTATTGACGTTTGTCAGGAGAACATAGATGATACCACGAAAACCCTTATAGGACTTGCGGTCGCCACGCCTCATAAGTCAGGTGATGAAACATTGGCGGAGATGGTGAATGTCACAAAGTCAGAAGTTGAGGAGTGTGTGGGCACCATCATAGAGGAAACCGTAAAAAAGCGACTATTGGAATTGTATATTGATTCCGTGAATGATGGAATAAAAGTTAATGTTGATTAATAATTTAAAAAAAACAAAACCATGGAAACAAATGAAATTGAATTGATCGTCAATGAACTTGACAATGACTTTACGGAAGTATTAATACAAATGGAAGCCGAAGATGACAACAAATGAATTTTTACAAGAACTTGAAACGCGCATCAATGACGGTCGCGTTGTAAATACGGAGAGTTACCTGAGACGTAACGGGAAAACGCGCATTGCGGCAAGTAAAGACCTGCAAGACACATCCAAGTGGAAACGCGAGGAGATAAATGGGAAATATGGGGCGATATACGTAAATATAGAGAAATAATCATGGAAAAGAAACATTACACAGCCGGGGGAAACCCGTCACACGCAGGTGTATTTATCCTTCCCAATGGAAATAACATCGACATAGTTATAGACCATATAGAATGGCGTGAAAAGGAAGAAATAAATGGTCGCGTGGAATCAAAATTTATAGCCGTTTTCAAACCCAATCAATACACAGACCTACCTATGGTTCTCAATAAGGTGAATAAACAGCGCATACTAAAACTCGCCGGAAAGGGGTCATGGGATATTCTCGATATTAAAAACCTGCCGGTAACGCTGACATGGGAGTCCACGAGGGTCGGGGATGGGTTGCGAGTATCTCCAATCCCGCCAAGACAGAAAGCACCCACCACGGCACCGACACCACCGCAAACGCTGGAAACACTTACCACCGCACATAAAAACTTCAGCAAGTGCGTAGACTATCTTAAAAGTGGTGGCACGATAGACAACCTTCGCACGAAGTACACCATATCAAGCGCAATGGAAGAAACGCTTAATCAGGCGCTGTTATGAGAGATCTCGACCAAAAGGAATATGATTGGCTGCTTAGCAAACACGGCTATATTTCAGCATCAAAACTTGATGATTTATTAACGTCTGGGAGGAAGGGCGATACTTGGGGTCAGACCGCAATAACATACTTATATAAGCTACAATATGAAAGGCTCCACGGGTTCCCTCTCATAGGGGCTGACGCAAAACCCATGTCATTCGGTCGCGAAAATGAGATATACGGCATTGGCTGGCTCCGTGAAAACGTAAACGAAAATATAAAAAACTGTTCAGGAGATTTTGATGAACGTATATTTAAAAAAGTACAAACTGCCATGTTCGGTGCATCCCCGGATGCAATACTTGGTTCTCCTGAAAATGTAGAGCACCTGTTTGAGATAAAGTGTGTTTATGGTGAAAAGGAAACCACGTGGATGTTTTCCCCAACCGTATCTCGCGATAAAAAACGCGCACAAGTGCTCGAAGATCATAGGGCGCAGTTGGCGGGACAGTTGATAGCGTACCCAGAATGTAACCAAATATCACTATTGAAATATAACGCACAACGCGATGAGAACCCGTTCGACACCAAGTCACCGCTTGACATTTCACGTGGTATACTGTTCACTTTCTCGCGTGCCGACTTTGGGGATTATATAAAAGACGTATGGGTGCGCATATTATGCGCAGATGCCTTTCTAAATTCAGGATATGACTTGGATAATATAAACGAATACTCCTTTGTCGTGTCATTTGATGATGATGGCATTATTCCCGGAATTACAAACAATGTAAAAATAAGATTACCAAATGAATAATCAAAAGCAAGTTGAAATAATCGGCTTTGAAGCCGGGAACTACAACACCATAAAGGTGGTAAGACTGACACCGGACATTTTATCGAAGAAATTTATACAGGTTGTAGGTGAGAGTGGGGCGGGCAAATCCAGTTTACTGGAACTTTTGAAAATCCCGATTTCTGGTACAGATGCCATAAAGAAAAAGACAATCCTTGAAAAGGGATTCTTTACACAGGCACAATTACTTGACGGCGATTTGAATGTGTACATCGGGGCAAGGGTTTCCGAATATCAACGTGGCGAAAAATCGGGGGATCCGAAATTTGAGTTTTATCTATATTCGCTTGACGAAAACGGGAAACAATATCAGCCTATAATAGATGGAGTAGCAGCCACGGCAAGTGAATACACCAAATTGCTGACAACAGATTTAACGTTCAAGATGGCGGATATGTTTTCCGAAAACCAAACCACACACAGGAAACTTATAGAATCCTTGTTTAGCAACGAATTGAAGGCGATGAAGGCCGATGAACTGGTGGCATCCATAGAACGTAAAAAGACGGAACGTGACAGCACGAGGATGCTATGTCAGTCACAAGGGGCATATATGGAAAGGTTTAAGGAGGAGGGTCTTGACGAGGAGTCTCTAAAAATGATAGTACCCGTAGATATTGTCGAGATAGATAAAAAGATAACGGAGTTGTTGCTGAAGAAAGACCGTCTTGAAAGGAGCGGGAAAGATGCACATGACCTTGCCATAATGAGCATAGACAGGGAGCGTGACAGAAAGATACAGGAACTGAAAGATGAGGGGAATAGGCTGGTGGAGGAATTGCGCATAGACCGTGCTGAAAAAGAGGCCACCTACAATAACGCCCTTAAAAAATATGAGGTATCCCAGGCGTTGTATGTTGAGGAAAAAACGAAGGGACAGGATATAATAGAGAAGATACAGGCATATTTTGTGCGTCCATCTGACGATATAGTACGTGCTATTAACGAGGAAATTACGCATAAACTTAAACTTATCAATCCGAAAGAGCCGAAAAAAGAGGGTGACAACCAAGAGCTTGTCGAGAAAATAAAAGCCCTTCGCGAAAAGGTTGAGAACTTTCCTGTGGCGGTATACCCCGAAGTGGAGCTGGCGGACACATCTGCAATAGACAAGGAAATAGCGCTACTAAATGACCAGAAAGTATCGGCAGCAAAGACAAACTCACTGCATAACAGGTATAAACTATGGTTGTCATGGATAGAGGCAAAGGCACGTTATGAGTCCGAACTGGATAAGCTGCGGAAATTGTACGCATCCATAAACACGGGTGTCGATGGATTATCCATTGTGCCAACGGAAACGGATAGCGGTAAAATTGAGGTGTGGCTGATGTATAATGGGTGCTACGACCCGGAATTTTTCCATAACGAAAACTCGGAGATGCGCCATCTGTTCGCATATTCCTCATTCCAACGGTCAGTAATAGGGGTAATCCTCCAATCGGCACGGCTTGATTTGAAAAAGAAGGCATTGCGATTGGCGATTGTGGACGACGTGGCATTTACCGAAAAGGGCATCCAAATACTATCGGACTTGTGTGAGAAATTCAATATTAAACTTATCGCTGGCAGAACCATAGCACCGACAGTGGATTCTCTTGACAGTTCCCAGATATTGGTCGATGGCGGTGAAATATTCTTCAACAATGACACCAATTAGACTTGTCCGAGAGATAGGGGCGATGTGTGAGTTTATGTTTCGATGGGGCGTAAAAGACGCCGCGGAAATGTTTGACCCTGTAATTTCTATGGAATTTGCAAAAAGGGAAGATGCATATAATGAACTTTCGCTCCTCCCACCCGAATATAGCCCAATGTCAACCAAGATATATACTGATTTGCTGTTTCTTAAAAGTCGTATAGACATGAAGTTGAGGTATTTGTCTATTTTTCTTGGAAGATACGGTACCGAAATAGCCATAAAAAATGGTATATGCTATATATGTAACTTTTATTACAGAAAGGGCGTTGAATTTGGATCCCGCATAAGCAAGGGTGATGGTATCCGCATTTACAGGGATGTCGGGAGTGGCCGTAAACATCCGCACCTGTATGGCGGAAAGGTTACGCATGATAACTTCTTGTTATGTATGAAATCGGAATGCAGCCTCATAGAGAACCTACGTGTTTCTGCCGGGCTTAAACCCGTTATGATGCCACTTGCGAACTTTATAGCCAAAGCGATAAGGGTTTCTAATGAGAAGAAGGAGAGTGCCATCATGAAAAAGCTAAACCAGGAATTTGTGGAAAATACAGGATTTGCAAATGACGACACAAATGAAGAAGTCTGAAATAATACCAGTTGACCACGAAATGCGCTCTGTTGAAACACCGTATATCGGTATGCTATTGCCGTTCGGATTTTACAAGAATAGCAGGATAGCGGAATGTGAGATTGGGTCGCTATGTATAACCCTTGATTATGTTAAATGCATCCTTGTGAGCCGCAGCGTGGTTGTCGTGCCATCAACAACAGCCGAGTGTCTGGCATATACGCTATATGGTATGAATATACACGACCTGTATGAGAAGGTGTCAAAAAACTGGCTTGGCGAAGTATTCGAGGATAAAATATTATTTATTGTTTTAAGAAAAAAATGAATACAATAGAAGCAGCAATATATGGGAAATTAATAATATCGTCACTTATTATAATAATTGCAGGGTGGCTCTTTCAAGACCAGGCAGACAGGTACAAGGGGACAATCGCAGAGTTCTTTCAAAAGGCGTTGACCGTTGTGCTGATGCTCGCGATGGTGGTTTTATCCGCAAGTGTTATTGCGGTGGTGTGGGTTAATAATGGCTAACGGGATGCAAGTATGAAACGTGCCGAAACGAAACAATGAAAAATGAGATAACTTTTTAATTATAAACTTCCGCTGAATAGTGCTACTGACGGCATGTTTTATGACTTGCTGTTATAA